CGTCACCCGTTGTAGAGCCTTCCGAAAGCGAAGTAAATGTATCTATTCTTTTTCTTTCTACTTCTAGCTCACTTTTGCTTGCTTTATGTTCCAATTGCGAATCAAAATTATCAAGTCTATCTGGCAACCAATCATGTGATCCTCGTGAAGCAGCAACTTCTGCATTACTATTCCCTTCATTGATTACTAAGTTTTTAAATTGCTCACCTAACTTATTTTGTTTTTCTGTAGTTCCTTCTACCTCTTTATTTATAGCATCTATTCCATCATGTATAGAACTTCTTACATCTTTGCCAAATAATGCACCTTTAATATTTTCTAAATGTTTTTTAATATTTGCCATAAAAAAATCACCTCCTTATTCTGTTGGTGTTTGTAATATTTCTAAGATAGTATCTAACTTTGTATCAAGTGTATCTATCTTATCTAATTTAGTTTTGATAATAGATATATCATTCTTAATTATAGATATATCAGTCTCAACAGAATCAATCCTTTCTGTATTATTAGTAACAATATTAGATAGCACAGTAACTAAATTTACAACCTCTTCAACATTATCTATATTGCCATTTAGTGCATTATCTAAATTTCCTATAGTTCCTCCTATAGTCACTATATTATCTTTAATGCCATTAACTGTACTTATAGTATTATTAATTTTTTCTGCAACTTCTTTAACCTTAGTAGCTGTTTTCATTATAGACAATTGATATTGTTTTATATCCTCAAATTTATCGCCTACATTTATACTTGAATTTTGAGGACTTTCTATATCTATAGTCTTTTCAACAACTCTTAAGTATTCATCAATATTCATCAAAGGATTAATAACTCTATAATAATTATAAATATCAATATTATCTAAATCTAAACCTATAAGGCTTAAATCTAGAGCACTGATACTATACTTCTTCTTAATTCTATTGTTAGATTTTAATAGTTCTTTCCCTTTTCTAAGTAAATTTTCAGGTAATGTTATATCATCCCAAGTTTCACTATCTTCGATTATCCCAAACTTAGACATAGCTTCGATATCATCTATATAATCTAATTCATTATTTATACTTGATATAGTAAGTCTTTCTTCTGTTTCAATTTCTGTTTCATTGCCTTCTTCATCAACTTCTGTTTTTTTAATTTTAGCACCTAAAGGAACTAATCTTGTTATTATATGTGTAGGATCTCTTTCTTCTTCTATGGATTTTAAATTTTTAGATAATCTAATTTCTGTACTAGATGTATAGCCAATTTCTTGCAAATAGTCTAGATACCTAACACCATTTGAATATCTTATTCTAAGCTCTCCGCCTAATCTATCTATTAATTTATCCTTTATAGTATCAAATGTTTTCTCATATCCTAGAAAACGATATAAGCTATTATTACTATCAACTACGTCAACTACCCCTACTGTAAATTTTTTATCTTCAGATACTTGTTTATTATGATTGTCTATTATTATTTCTAAAAATTGTTTAACTGTTATATTGTGATATTCTCCATATCTTTGAGTAGAATCCATTAAGTAACCTAATTCACTTTCACAAACAACTGTTTTAGTTAGTAAGCCAGTATCTTTCATAATATGCTTAGGAAGTAGTACTCGCCCTTTAAACTCAATTTTATTAGTCTTAGTATTGATGACTTCAATTAGAGTTGTAAGGGCGTGTAATTGATTATATCCAATATTATTAGGTAATATATTAAACTGAAAACTATCTATAGAATTTATTCCAAATTTAATTTGACCAGATATCCTAGGAGAATCAGGAGATGTACTAATTGTATTTATATAAGTTTCTATACCATTGTTTATTATTTTAACTAAATACAATTATAACACTTCCTTTCTAAATTTAAATTCAATCGTACCGTTACCTTTTACAGTCATATTATTTTCACCAATAGATAACTCAAATCTATAATCCTTACTAGTACCAGAATTAAATTTATATATAGTATTTCCTTTTATAACTTCCATAGAGGAAGAACAAATAACACTAGGTATAATATTCGTAGCACTAGCATTATATATAGATATATTCTTACTTCCAGATATATCAAACTTACTATCTTGAAGTACATCTAATTCAAAGTTAAAGTCATCCCATAAGTTGTTACCTTCATAGCTGTCTCTAATTTTAAATGGATATGCTATAAAACTTACTGTTAATTCTCCTGTATTTCCATTTTCTTTAAAGTCATCATCTTCACATTCAGCTAAGAAATAATATCCTGGTATTGAATCATCATATAGAGGTTCCTTACCTCCTTGATGTAACCAATTTAACAAGTTTATCTTTTTTATATTCATATGAGTTTTTGTCTTCCCTACTATATTGAATACATATTGAAGAGATCTCTCACCATAGGTCTGTCCTCCATATAGACTTGAAAAGTCATATGAACCATTCATGAAAGGTATAGTCTCTTTTATCTTATTTTTCTTAGGACTTCCTATAGATTTAGATTTTATAGTTACATCAAAATCTTTGTAACTATGCTTATTTCCTTTTCTTATTCCAGGCATCAAAGAGCTAACCCCCTTTCACTTAAATTTAAACGATTACCATTAATGATATCTGAATACGGTGCAACAACATTTGCTATTGTTTTGCCATCTACATTTAAATTTATAGATATTGTTGATGAAGAATTATTATTTAGATATCCCATTTTCTCCATAAGCTCCGGAATCTTACTCAATGGTAATATTGCCTCTGGACCAGCTTCTCCGCCTACCATAGCTTTCCCACTCATTGGATTAAATCCAAACATAGTAGGATTAGTCATTATCCCACCATTTTTATACCATTCTATCAATTTTGTTATCCTATAGGCTTTTTATCCTATAGTTCTTATAGTTTCCTATAAGTTCAGCATATATTTTCAACTCAATGAGTTGCAAACCACTCTTGGGAATGTTTTATTCTTTAGATACAAAGTCCAAAGGTTCAATTCCTATGCGTTACGGTGATTAAGGCTTTTTAATTCCTTAATTTACCTCGGTATTATCATGTATTTATAGTTATAATAAAGATCTTGATAAAATATCATTTATATTTGGATATTGATTGTATGGAATTCTCAATAATGAATACCCTTTATCAAAACAGAATTCATTCTTTAACAAATCATTCTTAATAATTTTTTCATATTGTAAATTCATTTCTTCTTCATCACTACTAAAATTTCCAATTCCAAAATGTTGTTTACCATCAAATTCAATTAACAATTTAATATCATTGTCTTTATTTAATATCGCAAAATCAAATCTCAACTTTTTAGATAATTTCAAAGTTTCAAATGTATACTCTGGTATATAGCTTATATTATTTGAGATAAGCCAATCCTCTATTTTCAATTCACCTTTAGATCTTGTGTTGTTGTTTTGTCTACATATTTTACAACTTCTAACATCATATCTTCTAAACATATCAAATAATGTTCTGAATTCATTTCCACAACTACACTGTATTCTAATCTTGGTATTTGAATTTTTATATTGATTACTAAGTAGCTTACATCCGCTTTTACTTTCAGATTCAATATAATTTTTAATATATTTGTAATCTAATTTTCTTTTATCTGCTTGAATATTTCTACCACATTGTTGACACTGTCTTTGACTATTGTTTTTAAAATGCTTAAATGGAACTAGAAATTCATTTCCACAACTACACATCATTAATAATTTACTATGTGCGTCAACATACTCATTAGATAACAATTTACAATCACTATTGCTTTCTACAAACTCCCTTACTTCATCGATTGACATTCTTCGTGAAGTGGCACCGTTTAATTTTCCACATTCATTGCATTGTCTTTTGTTTCTTCTTAAAAACTTCTCAAATGTTGCTTCAAACTCATTACCACATTTACACAATAACTTTAATTTTGTAGAACTGTTTTTGTATTCATTAGATAATAATTTACAATTTGAATTTGATTCTATTATTTCTTTAACTTCATTAAAAGTATATCTTTTTATTTGTAACACCCCTTTGATACCATTTTATATAATATACATTATGGTATTTTGTAGGATTTATCAACTATAAATATTTAGATTTCACCGATTTTGGTTTGTTTTCAATAACTAATCACTTAGTTATGCGGCATTTCTACCGAACTTTGGTACACTTGGCGGATTTAAACTAAATTTACCGCTAATACTAATATGAGGTAACTTTAATTTCGGTAAGGACCAACTAAAATTAAAGAATGATTTTATTTTCTGAATCGCATTATTAACTTTATTTTTAGCATTTTCCATTTTTTCATTAAATCCATTAACTATCTTTTGAAGAACTGTATTTACTATATTAGCTGCTCCTTGAAAATCACCACTAAATATAGCTTTAATTAAAGAAATTGCAGTTTTAACAACGCTTGTAGCAGTATTCAACTTAGATGTAAAGAACCCAACTATAGATGTAAGAATACTTGCTGCTAATGCTAATATTTGACTTAATCCATTATTCCATACAACCTTTATTAAACCCCACGCCGTAGATATTATATCCTTCACTATTGACATAACATTAGATATTATAGATTGTATTTGTGAAAATACTTCATTTACCTTATTTCTAAAGTTTTCATTTTCATTATATGCTTTTACTATAGCAGCAACAAATACGCCTATCACTGATACTACAGCTATAATAGGACCAAGTACACTTGCCATAACTCCTATTAATCCACTTATACCACTACTAAGAAATGCTACTACTCCACCTGCATTTGTTATAATTGGAGACATTGTAGCAAATGCAAAACCTACTTTACCAACAAATGAAATTAATGTACCTAATACAACTAAAACTGGACCAATTGCTGCTAAAAGACCTGCTATTATTAATATTGTATTCTGCATTTCTGGACTAAGATTTTGGAATCCTTCACAAAGTTTAGATACAAAATTTGCTCCTTTTTCTATATAAGGTAAAAATCGTTCACCTATAGTTATTCCTACGCCCTCAAGTGCAGATTTCATTTTAGTTATGGCACCTTGTGCTCCACTATTCATAGTTTCAGCCATCTTACTAGCTGCGCCATCAGCATCATTTATGTATCCACTTAGTTCATTAAATCTCTCTCCTGAATTTGCTAACAGTGCATTTACTGATTTTAAATCAACCTTGTTAAAAATACTATTTAAAACTTGTGTCTGCTCACCTTGTGTCATTGTACTTAAAGTACTATCTAAATCCTTAAATATATCATTAAGAGGTCGCATATTACCTTGAGCATCAAATACTTCAAGTCCTAATTCTTGCATTTTCTTAGCAGCCTTGTCAGTAGGTGCAGATAAGGATAAAATTACGTTTCTAAGTGCAGTTCCTCCTTCTGCTCCTTTGACACCATTATCTGCTAATATACCTAGTGCCGTATTCATTTCAGTAGTACCGCCTGCTAATACCTTAGCCGTTCCTCCAACAGTCAATATAGCTTCTCCTAATTGAGCTACACTAGTATTTGATTTTTGAGAAGTCTTGGCCATTTTATCTACAAAACTTTCAGTAGTACCTGCCATTTCACCTAAAGCTGACATACTATCAGTTACCATATCTGATGCAGTCGCTAAATCCATACCACCTGCTGCTGCTAAGTTTAAAACACTTGGTAATGTAGATACAGATTTATCTACATCATATCCTGCAAGAGCCATATAGTTTAAGGCTTCAGCTGCTTGAGATGCACTAAATTGAGTTGTTTTCCCCATATCTTTAGCAGCATTTTCTAATTTTTTGAAATCCTCACTCCCATTAGCTATTTCCTCTGATGTCATTCCCATAGTTGCAGCAACTTGATTCATAGAACTTTGGAAATCCATAGCAGTTTTTCCACTAGCAACAGCTAATGCGGTTATAGGAACAGTTAGTCCTACAGTTAATTTCTTACCTACACTTGATATCTTTTCTCCTGCTTGCCTCATTTTATCAAAGGTTTTTCCAACTGAACTACCTTTTTTATCAATAGAATCAAGTTTCTTTAGAGCTTCCTCATCTTTGATAACGATACTACCAAACAGTTTAAAAATTTCCATATTCTATACCTCCTTCCTAGCTTTCTTTTGCCTTATCTCAGAAACATCTTTTAATATGTCATCCATGCTAGAAAGTGTACTTGTAGTTGGAGTTATAAGTTTATTCTTATAATCACCAAAACTTACAAATGTCTTTTCATCCATATTTGGATATAGCGTAAGCCACATACTAAAGGCTTTATTTTCAAAATCTTTTTCATATGCTTTGTTTATAAGTTTGATTGCATTTTCCCAATTCATATTAAAGATATAATCAATATTTGAATATCTGCTTAAAAGAAGATCTAAACAGTCATCTACATCAACTTGCTTACAAGTGTAAAAAAATTACTATCTTTAACCATATTTTTAAATTCAACTATTACTTCTGCGACTTCATCTAAATCTTTATTTCCAAATTCTTCACCCGAGCATCCACATAAATCGCCTAAAAACTCATTAACCTCATCTTGAGCTAAATGTAAATTCTCAAGTACGCTTTTAAACATATTTATACCTACATTTATTTGCATAGATTCGGTATCTTTAGAACCTACAGTAACTCCACTCATATCTATATTAAAATCAATCTTCTTTAATATTCTAGACATCTTAAATATGTCATTTCCATTTAATTTTCTTAGTTTCATAAATTATCCCTCCTTTTTCAATGGTATAAACACCTTAAGACATTTTTACAACCACCTTAGAATCGATTCTATGAGGTCGATTTTTTGAAAATAAAAATAGCACTAAATTAATAGTGCTATTTTTATAATTATTTTATAAATTCAACATCCCAAGGTTCATTTTCCATATCATCTTCGTCATATGTACCTACATATGTCAATGCTTGTATAACTTCATCTTTATCTTGTAAGGTCCAATCTAAATTTTCAAGGTTTATTGCATTTTTAAGAGTTATTATTACTCCTTTACCTTGCTTAGTTTTTCCAGTCCATTTTACAGTTTTATAATCTTCTGTTGATATATCTGTTTTACCAGTTACTTTTGTATTAGTATCTGTTGTTGACTGCATACCAGGATAATAATTAGTAAAGTCTTCTGGTAACATACTAAGAGCATTTATTGTAAGCTTAGGTACAGATTTATCTATTACAGTTCTACCTTTAACAGGACCTCTATCTCCATCTGCTTCTATATCTCTATATTCTCTTTCAATTACAAATTGACCGCCGCCTCTAGTTATGGCTATATCTTTTCCACCTATAGAGAATACTCCATGTCCTAAAATTATCATATCTATTTGTTCCTCCTATTTAAAATAAGTTTGAACATTAAATCTAAGTTGCCTTCTTTTTAATGTTTTATCAGGATCTTCTACCTTTAATCTTTGTTGCCTATAAAATGTAGGTAAAACAAATTCATTAGGTAAATTAGCTTCATCTAATAATCTATCAATAGTGTCTGCTAAGTCCTCTATTACCATTGATGAATCATTTCTATCCCATATATCAATCGTTAGTATTAAATCATCCCTATGACTCTTTAATCCATCATTTATATTAAATACAATATATGGATATTCTGCATTCTTTGGTGCATTTTCATGATACACTCTAGGATGCTTACTTTTTAAAGTATCTAAAATTAATTTAAGTAATTTATTCATCACTATTCAACTCACTATATACTTGTTTTGTTAAAGTCGTAATTGTATCAACATTTTCAAGTACTGTAGGCATTAAAAATGGTTCTGCACTCATTTGACTATTGCCAAGTTCCCATGCAGGTGCATAAAAGGACTTACTACCAATTAGTAAGTCCTTTTCTTGCTTTCTTGCCCAGTATTGTATGCTTCTTCTTAATCTACCACTTTTTCTACGTGCTTTTCTTCTTACTTCACTTGCTAAAAATTGTCCAATAAAATTATATACACGCTCAGGCTTCTCCTGTATTTTCTTTTTAGCCTTATCAACTTTTGATATATATGATTTTTGCTCTGACCTAGCCTTAGCCATTTACAACACCTTCTAATATAATTTCTAACTTATCTACACTTACTTCATAAGTTCTAATTATCTTATATTCTTTGTTGTTATACCTTGCTTGTGTCTCATCTTCGTATTCAAATGAATTTATTTCAAACTTAATTTCAGGTTTAAATCCACTAGCCTGTGCTTGGTAAAATTCACTCTGTTTAATACTTTTTCTTTTACCAAAGATCTCTTTATATTTTTTTATTGGTATATTATCACCTATTTCATTTTGTTCTGTTATTATATCTATTAACTCTAATACATCATCAAAACTACTCATTATAATCACCACACAAACTTAAATGTTGTTTTAAAGATTCATATGATGCTTGATACTTCTCACTATATTTATTATCTAATCCAAAATTAGCCTTACAATATGTTTTTATTGCTTGACGTATTAAAGGATCATCCTCTTTTACATTAATTATTCCAGATATTTTTAAATCTATCTCTGCCGATTGAATTAAATCTGATATTTCTTCATCAAAGGCACTACTTTTTATTCGTAGTGCCAATTTGATAGATTCTAACATATAAATTCACCTATTCTATGCCTTTTTTAATATAACTAAAGAATCCTTTTGAAGTACTTTACCATCAACTAACATTATAGCCTTAGTTACTTGATCGTCAGTGTCATTATCTTCGTATCTTTTCATAGTCATATTTAAGTTTGTATTTAATACATAATCTTTAAAGTTGAATAAGAAAGCAAATGCTTCTTGTGATATTGCTGCATCAAATGAAGGTAAGTAGTTACATAATATAACTTGTCTACCTAATAAAGTTCTTTCAGGTTTACCACCTATTCCATAGTTAACTCTCGCTATTGGTTGTCCAGCAGAATCTTTCATTCCTTGATATGTCATAAATGTTTTTTTAGTCATGCAGTAAACTGCCCCAGATTCATATTCTAAAGGTAATGCACTTTCTGCATCTATTAAAGTATCATAATCTATAGTATCAACCTCTAAACTTTGTCCTTCATTTGGAGTTTCTTTTAATATACCTTTTGGTTGACCTACTCCAGTACCATTTATTATAGATTCCTCTATCGCCTTTGTCATCGCTTCAACTACATTATTTATTAAAGTAGTTTCAAATACTGGTAATGCCATTGTATCCATTTCTAAAGACATAGATACTGCACATCTTAATTTATAATAAGCAAATGTTATTGTACCTTGTACTTGTTTCTTTTGTTTATCACTTGTTGCTCCTTCTGCTACCCAAGATGCAACAGGCTTAACTGTAGATGTAGGAACTGTTACTCCACCTTTTATAGATGTTCTAGTAACTAACGGTAATATCATTCCAGTAGCTTCTATTTTTTCTATTATTTTTTCTAATACTGTAGTAGGTATCATTACTGAAGCATCTGTAGTTTTAGTATTTTCATTTGCATTCATAAATTCTCTAGGCATTTCAACCCCTCTTGATACATAGTTCATAAATGCTTTTCTATATTCTACTGAATTAGTTAAATCTTCTTCTATTGCATTACTTGTATTTGCTAACACAGTTCCTCCGATAATATTTTTAGAGTTATTCTCTAAGTTTGTTACTTTTGCATTATCTTTTAATGCATTTAAGTTAGCTGTTGCTTTAGATCCTTCTTCAAATTTATTATCTAACTCTTTTATTTCTTCCATTTTAGCATTAGCATCTTCTATTTTACCTTCATTTATTAATGCTTCTGCCTCATTGTATAATCCATTTCTTAATTGTAAATACTGTTCTCTGTTCATATTATTTTTCTCCTTTTAAATTTAATAATTTTAATTTTGCTTGTAGTTTTTGTTGCATAAAAAAATCAACCGTACTTTCTTTAGGTTGATTCATAATTGGATTAAAGTTTCTAAACCTTTCAAGTAAGTTATTATCTATCTTACTTACTGAGTTACACATACTTACTGCACTATTTTTTAATAGATCTACCATTGATTTATCTACTTTTTCATCAGTAAACATTATTTCATCAATAAGACCTAATTCTAATGCTTCTTCTGCGGTAAGCCATGTTTCTTTATCCATCATCTTTTTAATTTCTTTTTCATCTAGTCCAGCTTTCATTATATAGGCATTAGATATTGTTTTATTTGCTTTTTTTAATATTTCTGCTGTATGCTCCATATCTCTATAATCTCCACTAGCTTTTGTTGAAACATTGTGTATCATTATCTCTGCTAAAGGAGACATTTTGCATTTACCAGCCATAGCTATAACACTTGCTATACTTGCACATAGTCCATGTATTTCAATTATTACATCGCCTTTATATGTCATTAGCATATTGTAAATATCGCATCCAGCAAAAACATCTCCTCCGCCACTGTTAATTCTAACGGTTATTGGTTGTCCATTTGCTCTACTTAATGCATTCTGTACTGTCTTTGGAGATACTGCTTGTATTCCATACCATGAATATAGCCACTCATTTCCACTTGGTATTACTTCACCTTTTACATCAACGAATATCAATACTATTCACCTCCTTTCACAACTGCTGTATCTAATCTTCTTATTGGTTCATCTCCACCTTCTATAGGATGTAAATTAAGTGCTTCTCTCCATTCATTAGGTGTTAATGCTCCTCTATCTACCATTTGAACTAAATTTAATTTAGTTGATATACTGGCATATTGTAAATTAGATGCTTCAAATACAATTTTATTTCCAAAGCCTCTTTCTCTTCTAGTAAATAGCTTTCTAGTAAATTCATTACTTAGTTGCATAGCTAAAGGTTCTATTTCAGCTTCAAAATAAGAAATCCACTCATCTTCTGTATATTTACTTTGTACTATTTTTTCATTTGTATTAAAAAACGAATAAATACGTTGTACAGTTTTTTCAGTTTGAGTTGCATTTGGTACATAATCTTTAGGTTCTACTTGTTTTGCATCAAATTTAGCATCTGTAGCAGCTGCCCCTCCACTATTTTCTATATTTAAGAATGTATTAGTGAATTTTTTAGTCTGCTCTTCCATATCTTCCGGTCTAAGTGTTTGATTGAATTTAAGTAACCAACGTATTATTCCACCATTTTTAACAGCCTTTACAATACCTTGATCTGTTGTATTTACTATTTCCATTAATGAAGTAAGAGCCTTTGTTGGACTATCTCCAAATATGTCATTCTCATTGAAATCTTTTCTAATATGTATTATATCCTCATATGGATAAGTTACCATCTTACCATTTCTCATATTAAATCTTATATAGAGGTATCCTTCCTTATCATATAGCGCTTCCATACCATTAGCTATTATCGGATATAACTCCATAGGATATCCATTTTCATCTCTATGTATATATATAAAAGCATTATTATTTAGTTCAAGTTGAGTTGTTATTTTCTCGAATAATACTTGTCCTGACATATATGGATTAGGGTCCTCTAATAAAAATCTAATATATGGCTCTGGATTAATTGAAAATCCTTCTGTAGAGTTTCTTATATGTTTAGGTACTAATTTACCTATTGCCTTAGCTTTTGGTCTTATACATGAACGTACAATATCTGATTGATACAAATTTCCGTTCCAAGTATAAAATCCATTACCTTTATCAATTATCATTTCATATCTAGTTAGCGATGGATTTTTGTTAAAAAATTTATTTAGCATTCCCATTTTTATCACCTCCTTTCTAAATTATAGATTGATACTCTGACATCTTATCTTTCAATACTACATATCCGATTATTAAAGATACCGCTCCATCTATACGTTTACGTGAATCTACTCCTTTAATTGGTTGTATATTACCATTTATATCAACTTTTATTTCAGTATTAGATAAGCACCATTTATCTATTGTATTATTGTTATATATAACCTTATGAGCCATTAAATCTGCTCTTAATTCTTTCATAGGAGATGATAAAGTAAGGACACCTTGTCTAACTTTAATCATAGCTTCTTTTCCAAATTCATTTTCATATGCTAATAATAAACTATCATCAACATGCCATGGATCATAACCAATCCAAGGAATATAAATATCATATTCATCTCTTATTTCTTTAAACCACTCTAACATATGATATTTATTAACCTTATTACCAGGACATACTCTTAATAATCCTTGTTTTTCCCATAATTTATAAGGAACCCCATCAGCTTCCTTGTTATCTTCCAAATTATTAAGTTTTCCTTCTGGAATAAAGTACATTGACATTACATAGATATTTTCATCATTAGGTCTCATACATAATACTTTAGCACTTGCTAAGTCTGTAGTTTCTGCTAAGTCAAAGCATCCTATGCCATATCTGAATCCCATATCTTTAATATCAAACTTAGTTTCATTATTAAGTTCATCCCATCTAAGCCATGCACTAGAAGAGTTTTCCTTCATGTTAAAATCCTTAACCATTACCGTAGCTTTAAATGTTGGGTCATTCTTAGCTTTATTTACATATTCTCTTAAAGTATCTACTTTCTTTATTGTCCCAAGTCCTGGATTAGCTTTTATCCAACATTCTTCTTTATCCCATTCATCTTTATCATCTAATTCATAAATAAATGGTAAAAATGTATCATCTATAACTTTATTTTCATCAGTAGAGGTATATCCATCTAATACTTTACAAGCATAATCATATTGAGCATCAAATATAGATTCTCTTACAAATCCATTTGTAGTTATACAAAATAGTAAAGGTTGATTTCTAGATGACATAGATTGTTTCATTAGGTCATATAAATCTCTATTCTTAATAGCTGCTAACTCATCAATAGTTATCATATGTCCATTAAGTCCATCAAGACCATTTGAATTACTTGCCAATGCTTTTATATACGATAAAGTAGGGTTAAAAAATAAATCTGATTTTCTTTTTCTTATATGTTTACTCAGTAGTGGAGATTGTTTTACCATATTATGAATTTCATTAAAACACTTTTGAGCCTGTTCGAGTTTAGTTGCAACACAGTAGTTTTCTGCGGCACCTTCTCCATCTCCTATGAGCATATATAAATTAACTGCGGCTAACTCAGTTGTTTTGCCATTTTTTCTGCCTTCTATAGTTAAACTTTCTTTATATTTTCTAAGACCAGTATCTTTATGCACAAATCCAAATATAGCTTGAAACTTAGCTTTTTGAAATAATTCTAGTTTTAAAGTAGTTCCCATATTTCCTTGTGCTTGTTTACAAAATGTTTCTATAAATTCAATAGGCTTAAGGCTTAATTCTAAATCAAATATATAATCGCCTTTAGGATTATATAAATCATCAACTAACTTAGCATACACTTGCTTTATTCTATGACAAGCAACTATTTCACCAGATATAATTTTTTGATAATATTCTTCTATGTATGTTCCTGTCATTTCTTAATCTTATTCCTATTTAAAAATTCAAGAAGTTCATCAGCTTCTTCTTTTTTAACCTCTACTGGTAAAAGATCTATTAGTTGCTTCATAACATTTGAGTATCTTTGAATAAAAGTAGTATAAATTTTGACCTCAGGTCGTTCTCTATTAAATCTTTGTTCCCCTTGTTCAAATACTTCAGTAAATCCATTTTTTAATAAATTTTCTCTTAATTCTTCTAATGAGATTTTTATAAAGGCTGCTTCATTAATAAGTCCTTCTAATACTTTAATTTTTTCTTTTGGGAACTCTTTGTATAATTTCTTAATTCTATTTATTTCTTGTTTAATATTTTTTTCTTTATCTAAATCCTTCTCAAATTGCTCTTTTAATTGTTCGACTTTACTTCTCATTTGTACCCCCTCTATTTTTGAAAATTTCATGTGGAGGAAAATTAAAGTCCCTACTCCATACGGTCTTCCCTGGTACCCCCTTATGTATTTTAAGGGGGGGATAGTACTATGCCTTATGTTTAGCGAACCAATTCTCGATTAACCCTTTATGTAATTCTTTATCAACTCTTTCATTATCATGCTTAATACGTTCTAAGCATTCATCTATAGTAGAATACATATATATAACCTCTGCATTTAATCTATTAGCTAATTCCTCTCGCTCTTTCTTATCAGGAAGTAAACCTATAACCCACATATTTTTACTATCCACTGTCTTCTCTTCTATTCTCTTATATATATAATCTCTAATACCTATTGCTATATCTAATAGATTATTAGCTATTCTAGCCTTATCCTCCATACTTATAGCTTGCATAATTAAGTCTAAGTCTACTACTAAATCTCCTTCTTTTTTATTATCTCTTACATAAGTAGTCTTACCAGATGCTGGTGCTCCATAGACTATATATGTTTTACATTGAACATAATTTCCTTCTTCATCAAAGTACATTCCATTATTAGTTATCCTTTTTCTCTTAGATTTCTTCGCCTTTCTATTATTAGGTTGCCATGGATGGCTATACCTATGTTTATCAAAATGACACTTCTTACAAAGTAAAACTAAGTTATCCTCATTAGTTGTTATATCAGGATTATTTATATTCAATGGAGTTAATGGTTGAATATGATGAACTTCTTCTCCTGGTTTTTCACATTCAGCACATAGTCCATGATACTTTTTTACAATATATAATCTACATTCTTCCCAAGCCTTTGAATTATAAAAACTTTTACTAAATTCTCTTGCCATTAAACTCACCTCAATTTAGCTTCATAAATTAGCTATAAATCAGCTTTATTTTTATACGAACATTGTTTATATTCCAACGTTTATAGTTTGTATTTTATATCAATAAATACCTTATTTACCTAGAGAATACGGAATTCTTTTTTTATGTTTTCTTCTATTATAGTAAAATTAAAAAACTACCCTTAATTCTTTTAACTTTATTTTTTAGGAATTAATAAGTAAAAATAAAAAAATTTACAGAAAATCATCTAATGATTTACTATAAGTATCATATTTTAATCGTTCTAAATCTAAATATAATTTCATGTGAAAAT